ATAAGGTGCTTGTACATATGAATGGTCTGAGTGAGGTAGGAAAGATATACCTGATATCTCATCAAAGTATTTCCATACCCATGCACCTACGTCCATCCATTCATCATCTTTAACAGAAATAGTAACAGATGGCTTATGCTCACACCAATGGCGCTGATAGATTAGCCAGTTTTCTAACTGTTCTATAGCTGTCATATCATTACGGGTAAGAGCACCTTTAGGAGCTTTAATAGGGAAGGAAAAGACTGCAGTAGTATCAGGTCTAAATTGCTCATCTTCAACCTGGACACCCTGGTCTGTTAAGAACTGAGTGATACTATCCTTTTTGTCCATACGGATTGTTCTTATATAGTAGTCGTTATGGCGAGCATGTATACCGCTAGCACTATTAACAAGCTGAGAAACAGTCCCAGAAGGTTTAACACATGTAATACTTCTACTTCTTGGGATGTCAAGTTGGTCTGCGTATTTATGATTGGTTCTTCTAGCATAGTCTCGTAACCTCTCTAGTAATTTAGGGTCAGGATGTGATGTTATCTTGGCATCCATGATACCTGTTAATGAAACTCCAAGTAGTCTTTCTTCTGCTGTGTTCTTAACCCATTCTGCTGATAAGAACTGAAAGTTAGTAAGGTTAGATTGTAGTGTACCTAATATAGTAGCTAATCGAATCTTATTTTTTAATGAATCTTCTGTATCACCTTGTCTTACTACTACCTCAGTTAGATTACAGAACTGTTTATCACGAAGGATAATTTCTGAACATGGGTTAGTACCATAAGATAAGTCTTTATCTCTACCTTGCTTAGCTGCTTGATTTTGTGCAGCAACTCTATTAAAGATACCACGCTCACCTGACTTAGATTTAACTAAGGATACCCACTCTTCCATGAATGTTTCCATATCAGGTTTTTCTGTATAAGCTACAGAGTTATTAGCTAGACCACGGTATGCAAAATCATTGTACCAGGCACCCATTTTAGCCTCTCTCATGCGTTTATCTGTTAGATTAGATAGTGAGATGAGGGCTGACCTTCTAACGCCACCAACGACTACAATTTCTCCTACCATACAGACAATATCATGGACTTCTAATGACGTTAACTTACGTCCTTTAGCATGTTGAAATGTTTCTTGAACAAACTTAAACAATCTTTCTAATGGTTCAGGTCCACTAGCTCGACCTCCAAAGGTCTTAAGTCTTGCCCCTGCAGGTCTCACTTGGCTGTAGTCTACTGTAGGAATATCCCCTTCCCACAGACTAGATAACAGCTTCTTAAAGGCTTTAGCCCATCCTAACTTACTATCACCAACAACTATAACATCATCAACGACAGTTAACTCATCTGGTATAGCTGGTAACTTAGTTATTTCTTGACGTTCACAGGAAAATCCTACACCTGTACCATTCATTAAAATATATAGACACTCACTAAAAGCTCTTTTACTATTAATAGCAAGATAAGAGCAGTTATAAGCTGCAATGTTATCTCTTTCACATGCTTCTCCCGCTGACATCATTAGCCTCATAGATGGCATAATCTCTAGATTAAGCACAGCTTGCTTGATGTCTTTAAATTCTTTATCTAATCCCGGTGTTTTAGATTGAAGGTATGTAACCATTCTATCTACTGTTTCTTCCCAGGTCTCTCTTCTATTTAGTTCTGGTATGTAACGTGCATATCTACTTGCCGCTATCGTTTTCTGATAACTATCCAATTGCTTATCTCCTAATCTGTTGGGTTAAATAGTTCTGTTTGTCCATCGTCTAAGTCATCTGACAACTCTTCAAAGTTATCTTCTATCTTATCTTGGAACTTTGCTACGATTTCGTCTGAAGAAATTTCTAGTACTTCTAGTAATGTAACCTCATCTAGTTTCTCAAGCTTATCGCATACGTCTTTGAATGTAAACGCCATATCTATGACCGACCTTTCTTCTTATCTTTATTATTAAGTTTATCGAACTGCTTGTCGTTAGGCTTACCATTAAAAATCCTGTCATAATTATCTTCATAATCTTTAGAATTCTTACGACTCTTTAATAGTGCTCCTGGTATTTCATAATCACCTGTATTATTCGGCATCATCATCCTTTATAAATAATTGTCTAGTATCTACACCAACGAATCCACATGATTGTGATTCTTTGATTGTATCAAAATCAAATTGGCTAGGTGATACATGAGTTTTTGGCATGTTGCTATATTGTTTTAATAGGCAGCTAGCAGCTGCATGATTAGAACAGTTCTCTTTAAAATAAACCATTGCTGTAGGACAGTCATTAAAATACCCAACAAACTCTAGGTCATTATAATTACCACTAAGTGATACTGTTAGTATAAATAATCCTTCAGCCAGCATTTTTAAATTTCTCTATTTCCTTTAATAGTTCTATGTAATGAATGGCTTTATCTAAATCTTGTATACCATTCTTATCTCTCCAACGTACGAGATACTTAATAATATTACCCTCAATGTAAGGTATATTATTCTTTTCTATAAACTCTATAGGTTGTATCGCATATTGCTTATAATGATTACCACCTATTTGTTTCTTAGATGCTAACTTCTTACCTAAGATATCTGTATTGTTCATATTAATATTATAGCATATATATTACTAAAAGTCAATACTTATTTGTACTTTCTTTTAAGATAATGTAAAGGTATAGCACATTCATCGAATGAACCACTGTCTACATTATGTAACATATATAACCCTCTCCAATGTTGATTAGTTTGATGAGATAAATAATCTTCATCATGTAAATAACAACTACCACTAATGATAGCAGTCATTTGTTTACCTGTCGCATCTTGCCCATAAGCAATTGAATGACCTTGCTGATGACCTGCAACACAACTCATATGTTTCTTAGTTAGTAAAGCATTAGCTGATGTAACTGGTCTACCCATAACACCACTAGCAAAGTAGTGAGAGTAAGCAACACCATCTATTTCTTTAACCTCAAGGAATGGTATTACATCCCACCCTGATTCTTCATATTGTAAATCATCAAAGGATATAAGACCATCTAACTTTCTATCATACTCAATAGCAGTCTTAATTCTTTGTTCATGGTTACCCATAGTGAGTACCATCTTAGGTTTATATTGTTTCTTTTTAGCTTTGAGCAAACGTTTATTCAACGCACGCATAGGATTAAGTAACGCATCCATTCCAGCTCTTGCAGCACGTATGTCTGCTTTGTATGTTCTACCTTCAAATGATTTTTTACCTGTATCATAACTAGACAAGCTAGGCATGTCAGCAAAATCACCAATCATTACGATAACTTCAGGTTGTTTGTCTACAATATACTTACCTATCCAAGACAAATAAGCCAGACTAATGCCTGGCTTTACCTGCGTATCTCCAATCACGAGATGCTTTTTCATTAGTGTGCTGTCTCCAATGGAAGGTCAACCTCTTGAGCATATTCCTCATCTAAGGCTGCCTTAATTATACCCTCACGCATGAGGGCTTTGATAGCATAGGACAATAAGAATTCACTCTCTCTCTTATCTACTTTAAAATCAAAGTCATTACTACCATCACTATTCTCTACTAAGTTTGAGATAATCATCTATCCAATTTCTCCTAAAGTCTAACCACATGAACCCTTCTTTCTCAGCCCACATAGCATATGTTGTTTTACTTCGTTTGGTTATTTTATTATCAGGATTCATAAACAAAAATATTATTGTAATCCTTGGATGCATATCCTTAAACCAAACCATTTTCTGTCTAGTAGCTAAGTCTAACTTACCTTTAGCTTCGATGTATACACCATTTGCAACCTTAAAGTCTGGCGTGTACTTACGCTCCTTCGCAGGTTGCTTATATGGTATTGCATCTGGCTCATACTTAACTCTTGGAATATGTTTCTTTAGTATCTTCCAAGCTTTAACTTCAAGTCCTGATTTAAATGTAGGCATTAAATCTGTCTCTCCATACATCTCCTTCATGTCTCATTATCCATAAGACACTAGCATTCATTATAAACTCCTCATCATTGCCATATGCTTCTCGCACTGCGTTAAACATTGCTTGTTCTGTATGACAATTTTCTAGGAGAGCCTGAGCTTTTTTAGGTCCTATACCTTCTATACCTTTGATGTTGTCTGAGGTATCACCCTTTAGACATTGCTCAAAGAATAGTTTCATACCACCTATCTCAGTTTGTGTTGTAAACTTATCAGGCTTAGTCCAACCTTTACCTTTAATTTCCCATGAGAAATGTTCCCCTGGTACCATCAACAAATCTTTATCTAGACTTACAATCATAGTATCATCTGTTTGATTAATACCTAAAGCATCATCTGCCTCCAGTGTATCTGGAGCCATCTCTGCGCCCATCTTCTCTAGAGCATATTCTCTTAAGGCTTCTAGATGAATAGGTTTAGGTGCAGTACGATTAGCTTTATACTCAGGATAAATAGTTTTTCTAAAGTTATCTGGTCCAGTCAGGTACGCCTTATACTCAGTAGCACCTGTCTTTGTTAACAACTCATCTAGTAAAGCCTCAGCTCTGTATATTGCTATACCTAAATCATCATTCTCTGCTGATGCAGCACAACGAAACACTACTAAATCATGGTCAATTAAAGCAATCATTTATGAATCCTGTAAAGGTGGTAACGTTAAGTGAGGTAGCTCAGCTATATCTACTGGTGCTATCTCTGGTAAGTTTTCTAACATTGGTAACTGTAATAAAGTTAACGAAGGAGTCCCATCCATAGCTGGAAGGTCTGCTATTATATCATATACAATAGGCTCCTGTGTTTTATTCATAGTACCTAACGCTACTAATATTAAGAAAAATACTAGCAGCGATACATATGTCAATTGGTTTTTCTTAGTCATATTAATCTCCTAAAAAGGTATATCACTTGGTTCATCTGTAAAGTCTGGTGTTTCAAGAGCTTCACCAGCTAACACAAATTGTTCATACAGTTTAGCTAAAGTAATTACATCATTAGCTGTTGCCTTGCTACCTTCAATTCCTAGTGTAGCTACAGCATTACTTAAAGATGATTGACGGACTATCATTACTTGTCTTGCAGCACGCTCTTCTTTAGTTTCATAGTTACTACCTGAAACTCTAGTTGTGGGCTTAGCTGCATTACCTTGAGTAGCTGGAGCATCATCAGACCTCTTATCAGAGACTGAATCAGCAGCACCTACTGCTGTCCATTGCCAATATCCATTAGTGTCTTTCTCAGTACTTACAAAAACTACATCCCCTTTGGTCCAAGCTTGTGCTGATTTAAATACAGCAGGATTAGCAAAGGACATAAGCTTTTTATTCTGAGCTTGACCTTGGTCATTCTTATACATCACTTCTACTGATTGATATTCTCTACCATTCTTTGCAGTGTGTGTGTTTAAGTTTGATACATCAATAACATTTACTTGCATAACTTCTCCTTATTAAACATCTTCTAGGTTACCCCAAGAAGAGCCAGTTTGTATATCAACCCTCATAGGAAGGTTGAACTCTTTACCAAATAACATTTCAAAGTTTTTTGGTATATCAGTGAAACAGTTGTTAACTATCTCTACTATACTATTAGTATAACATACCTTTTCATCATAGTCAAGCATGATACTATCATGTACAGTATTAATTAAGTCAACACCTTTAATACCTGCTAACCTATTACGTAATGACACTCTTGCGATAGCCATCAAGTCAGCACCTAACCCCTGCACAGGATAGTTTAGTATCCTAGTACGTGGATATTTTAAATTACCTTGAGAGTTTATCTCAGGTAAGTAGTCGTACGCTCTGCCTGTTGGCATCACTAACTTATTATCTTTCTTAGCACGAAGGAATATCTCATCATGCCAATCTTTAAGACCAGTATATTTTTTATAGAACTCATCAATCACATGTTGCCAGAATGTCTCATCACCTATCTCTTTAAAGTTAGGGTCATTAGCATAACTGAATGCACTACCACCATAGATTAATCTAAAGACAAACGTCTTAGCTATTAGCCTAGATGGTAATCCAAACCTTGTTTGATTGTCTGTATGCTGGTCAATCTCACCATGTATTTCTTGAATAGCTTTCTTATCTTGTGATAGATAAGCAGCGCATACCCACTCAAGAGCTTTAGCATCTGCATTTAATAACATATTATAATCCTTGATTAGCCTCTGATAGTCTTTGCATATAATCATGCAAGATTACCTGTCGTATATCAGCTGCTGCTTCTTTATCCATCTGTCCCAGCATTGTTGCTGCTCCATCTGATATTACAAAAGCACTAAACTCTTGTGTTACAAAATGTTTATGTGCTTCTTCTTGAGCTTGCTGTCTTTCTTTTTCTTCCCACACTTCTTCTTCTTCTGGTGAAGATACACCAATGTAGTCGTCTCTACTCATTTG